ATGGCACTGAATATTCCATTCAGAAATGCGTACTATCGTTTTGCATCCAGTTACTCATTTCTCTTTTTTATTTCCTGGTCGCTGTGGTGGTCGTTATACGCTATTTGGCTGAAAGGACATCTAGGGTTGACAGGGACGGAATTAGGTACACTTTATTCGGTCAACCAGTTTACCAGCATTCTATTTATGATGTTCTACGGCATCGTTCAGGATAAACTCGGTCTGAAGAAACCGCTCATCTGGTGTATGAGTTTCATCCTGGTCTTGACCGGACCGTTTATGATTTACGTTTATGAACCGTTACTGCAAAGCAATTTTTCTGTAGGTCTAATTCTGGGGGCGCTATTTTTTGGCTTGGGGTATCTGGCGGGATGCGGTTTGCTTGATAGCTTCACCGAAAAAATGGCGCGAAATTTTCATTTCGAATATGGAACAGCGCGCGCCTGGGGATCTTTTGGCTATGCTATTGGCGCGTTCTTTGCCGGCATATTTTTTAGTATCAGTCCCCATATCAACTTCTGGTTGGTCTCGCTATTTGGCGCTGTATTTATGATGATCAACATGTGTTTTAAAGATAAGGATCACCAGTGCGTAGCGGCGGATGCGGGAGGGGTAAAAAAAGAGGATTTTATCGCAGTTTTCAAGGATCGAAACTTCTGGGTTTTCGTCATATTTATTGTGGGGACGTGGTCTTTCTATAACATTTTTGATCAACAACTTTTTCCTGTCTTTTATGCAGGTTTATTCGAATCACACGATGTAGGAACGCGCCTGTATGGTTATCTCAACTCATTCCAGGTGGTACTCGAAGCGCTATGCATGGCGATTATTCCTTTCTTTGTGAATCGGGTAGGGCCAAAAAATGCATTACTTATCGGTGTTGTGATTATGGCGTTGCGTATCCTTTCCTGCGCGCTGTTCGTTAACCCCTGGATTATTTCATTAGTGAAGCTGTTACATGCTATTGAGGTTCCACTTTGTGTCATATCCGTCTTCAAATACAGCGTGGCAAATTTTGATAAGCGCCTGTCGTCGACGATCTTTCTGATTGGTTTTCAAATTGCCAGTTCGCTTGGGATTGTGCTGCTTTCAACGCCGACTGGGATACTCTTTGACCACGCAGGCTACCAGACAGTTTTCTTCGCAATTTCGGGTATTGTCTGCCTGATGTTGCTATTTGGCATTTTCTTCCTGAGTAAAAAACGCGAGCAAATAGTTATGGAAACGCCTGTACCTTCAGCAATATAGACGTAAACTTTTCCGGTTGTTGTCGATATCTCCCTATCCCTCAACCGGAAAATAATAATACTAAAGTGCTTAGCCCTGCTAATAATCACCTAATCCAAACGCCTCATTCATGTTCTGGTACAGTCGCTCAAATGTACTTCAGATGCGCGGTTCGCTGATTTCCAGGACATTGTCGTCATTCAGCGACCTGTCCCGTGTATCACGGTCCTGCGAATTCATCAAGGAATGCATTGCGGAGTGAAGTATCGAGTCACGCCATATTTCGCTATCAGGATTCTGTGTGATGGTTACATCGCCCGGCCCAGGGCTGTTTAGTCATCAGCGCTTTCTGACAGTGCTGAGATTTCAACCTGTTGCAGTAAAAATGAGTAGATATAAGGCAAGTGTGCTGCCAAACCTATCTTTTACGGGGTGAAGGTAGATTTCGTTTGAAGGGTATCTGGTGTCCCCTGCAGACATCTACTTGAAGCTGCAGGGGATTGATTGGAATGGTGTTTTTTAGATGTGAGAAATATTTTACCCGCTATTTTACCCATTGGCGCGGCTTAAGAGCTTATTTTTGAATTCACAATGGTCACGATATAACCATCTTGCTCGCCCGTGGATAACTTTGGCTTTAGGCAGGTCGCCGGACTTAATCCGGTCATAGATGAAGGTTTTACCGAAGCCAGTATCGGCCATGATGAATTTCAAATCAACCAGTGAATCAGGTTGTAGTTCGTGTTGCATGAGTGCTATCTCCGAATAGGGAATCGAACCTGCAAATCAGGCAATAAAAAACCGCCATCAGGCGGCTTGGTGTTCTTTCAGTTCTTCAATTCGAATATTGGTTACGTCTGCATGTGCTATCTGCGCCCATATCATCCAGTGGTCATAGCAGTCGTTGATGTCCTCTGCTTCGATAACCCTGTCGAATGGCTCTCCATTCCATTCACCTGTGACTCGGAAGTGCATTTATCATCTCCATAAAACAAAACTCGCTGTAGCGAGTTCAGATAAAAGAAATCCCCGCGAGTGCGAGGATTGTTATTCATTGCCGATATTCACTTTTATCGCGAACACCTTTACCGGTTTATCACCGAAGTGCGGATGTGTGATTGTCTTGATTTCATATCCACCATACGGAACATCAATTCTGCGACTGGAATCGTCGCGCTTCGGATATCCCTTTGTGATAATCAGGCGGTCATACTTACGGTTAACGAGGCGCTTATTCCAGTAGTCATTACACAGGCGATACTCTTCCGTTTTATCTCCGCGAATCATGGCATCGAAGTATTCACCTTTGACGGCAAGTTGTAGGTTAGCCACGGTTAACCTCCTGAGGCGGTTCTGGTAGAGGCATCCAGTGGGTTACATTGCTAATCAGACCATATTCATTAGTTTGAGGATGGTTGCCGCTATCGTCTCCGTATTTAAGACTCTCCATAAAGCCATAATGCCTATCCCCATTAACGCTCACAAAGCCGTAATAAGCTGGTATAACGCCGATCTCACACGTAATCAGCAAAGGAAAACTAGTTCTCCAATTTAGCTCGCCGATTACAGGCATTCTCTCACTACAGCTTATCCAACCATCCTTAATGCAATTACCTTGACTCTGAAGCATAGCGGCACGACAGGCGTTCCAGCCTCTCACCTCTGCAATAGCGGCAACAGCATCAACCGCGTACATGCTAAGAGGGTTAGGCATTGGTTTTTCTTCCGGTACTACTGGCGATGGCTGTTTGGCTTCTAAATCAGCAATTCTGTCAACCACGGCATCGACAGCATCTGAAAAACCGAACCAGTTACTCCACTCCGGCCTATCCCCGGTTGCTGCAAAATACATATCAGCCAAAGCAGCCTCAGCATGGTCACGCTCGTTGATGAGTTGCTCTTCGCTTTTCTCCAGTTCAGCAATACGCTTACTCCCATCCGAGATAACGCCTTCGTAATACTCACGCTGCTCGTTGAGTTTTGATTTTGTCTCCTCAAGCTCAACACGCAGTTTCCCTACCGTTAGCGCAATATCCTCGTTCTCCTGGTCGCGGCGTTTGATGTATTGCTGGTTTCTTTCCCGTTCATCCAGCAGTGCCAGCACAATAGCCGGATTGGCTGCAGCGATGAATTCAGCATTGGCCTGCTGTTCCATTTGGAAATCTTCATCGAAACCGCTTTCTGGATGCGCTCCTTCAATTCTGCAAATGGGAATATATCCAGCAACTTCACGATGAATTAGCGCATCATCACCATCAAATCGGCTCTCTCCATATTCGAGCGACCACTCACCACACGTTGCTTTTTCTGCCGCTTCACGCAGTGCCTGATAGTCAATCTTGCTCACTGGTTGACTCCTGCTTCTCTGCCTTCAACACCATGCGAGAACCATCATCCAGCCCCCACGCGATCTCACCACCTTCAGCCATGACCAGTCGCCACACCAATTGAGCAGCCTCATTGGTAACATCACGACCTGGATCATTGCCAACGCGCATACATCCACCTTCAACATCGCGCATTTTTGCCAGCATGATAGTTTTTGATAGCGGTGAAAAACCAAGCTGTAGTCGTGCTGAATTACTCACTGGTTGCCTCCTTTGCTGGGCTTTCTAACTTCTGAGTGGTTGTATCAAACTCAAACAACTTAACCACGTCATCAAACAGGACATAATCGCCATCAGAATCTTCAGTCATGTCAGCGCCACAATCCTGACCGAACGAGTCACAACCATCCATATCAAGCTCGTATCGCTTGAGTTTTGCGATATTTGATAAATTCAGCGCCAGTACAGCAAGGTCATAAACCTCATCAGCGGTATACCCGGCACCATGCCCATACATTTCAATACGGGATATGATTTCTTCTACACGTTGTTTTGTGATCGTCATTTTTGCTCACCTTCCTGTTCTTCCAGAAAAATACGCATAGCCTCAAGCATCTCTTCGGTGTCATACGGTGGCAACTTGTCACGCAGGATGTGTTCAATGCTGTTAATGAACTTGCGGATTGCTTTGCGTTCAATTTCAGCCAGGAAAGCGTCGGTGGCTGGGGTTTCCGTGAAGTTGTCCTCCCAACCGTAGTACTCCTGACGACAGAAGTTATTAAATTCCTTCTCCGACTGTTTAAGCTCCGCATTCTCTGCTGCCAGCGCCGAAAACTTCTCGTGTGCCAACTTAACAGCTGCATCAGCCTGCTTAATTGACTCAATCGCTTTCTGGTGGTCTTCGTACAGAGCCGAAATCTTGGCCTCCGCTTCAGCAAATTTACGCACCAGATATTCAGCGTTTGTTTCGTTAACCTTTAAATCATTTGGGATGCATTTACCTTTCAGAAATCCATCCATCTCAATTAGTGACATTTGTTTCATTTCTTCCCACTCCGCCACATCGCATTCAGATATTTGTTTTGATTCACTGACGGAAAAGAATTTCTCTTAAGCAATTCCTCTCTCGATGGCATTGGCTTTACGCGTTGGCGAATAATCATTTCTGCCGGAAGAATGCCGGGATTGTATGCAAGTCCTCTCATGGTAAATTCCTCAGTCATTACTGATAGCGCCATAGCGTGAGCGGTAATTACGCAGGCGCGGGTCGATATATTCAGGGAAGTGGGTATATGTGGCTTTGCGGAATGGTCGGATTGATGTCTGGTAAATTCGCTCGCGTTCTTCTTTCTCTGCAAGCCATATACAGTGGCGAAATTCCTTTTCCTCTTTTGTTTCCTGCGGTAGCGACATTATCCGGTCGTAGTTTTTTCTGAATTTATCCAGCACCTCCGATACGGAATTGCCGGAACAGCGGCGCGGGTCATCCGCACCATACAGAGGCGCTGGCATAATGGAATCCTTATTTTGCTACTTTAGAAGGGAATTGAATCGTCGTATTCAGGAGTGTTCTGCTGGTTACTACTTTGCTGCTGCGGGCCATTTCCTGAAGTTGCAAATCCAATCTTTGCATTCAGTAATTCAAGAGTGATTGATTGACCATTTTGCCCCTGATAAACATCAACCCTGATGTTTTCTCCGGTAATTTCCACAATGCCACCTTCAACAAGAACACTACGGTAGTAATCAGCTTGCGCTCCCGGCTTGGCAAATACAACGGCGCTGTAGTTTGTCCATTCTTTCTTTTTTGTCTGGCGGTCGTAATACTGAACGCCAGCACGGATATTGAATCCGATATTTTCACCGGCCTGAAACTCTCTTGCGGGTTTGTTTAGTCTTACTGTAATCGAATGTGCCATTAAGCTATTGCCCCTTCTAATTCGTCTCGTCTGATGTTGTAAACGTCCTGCGCTTTGTGCTGCTCCGGTGTGCCTTCGAGCATCTTCCATGCTTTGGCGAACGCCTGTTTAAGCTCTTCTACGGTGTTTTTCTGCATTGCTGCGTCAGTGAATGCTTTTAGAACCTGTTCAGGTGTAGGTAATGGTTTTGATTGCTTTGCTGCTGCGTTCTGCTGATGTTTATGCTCGTCTGTATCTGCATCTTTCGCATCATCAATGCCGAACAAACCATTGAGGCAATACTTTCGTGCATAAGAGCTTGTAGCTCCCGTAACTTGTGCAGAATCCATTCCTTTCTTGCTTTCTTCCTCTCGTGCAAGAGCGGTTGCCGTATGACTGTTTTCGCCATCGGTAATAGTTGCCGTGGCTTTCACGTAATACCGATCACCAATCAACACAACTTCATCGCTGATTGATAAAAACAGACCATTCAGTAGCGGCTTAACGCTTTCAAGAATATCTTCGCAGCTTCTGTATTTATATTTACCGAATGAGTTGTACTGATTTTTGGGCGCATTCAGATTCTCCTGAATGGCTGCCAGTCTTGCGTAAAATTCTTTGCTCATATGTTTGTTCTCAGAATGGACACGGCCCAAGGAAATAACGCTGGTTTAATACTTCGACTCGTGACAAATTAAGGCATACCCGCATTCCTTCGCGGTCGCCATTATGGCGATACCAGAGAGCTTTCTGCGTGTACATGCGTCTCTGTAACTTGCTCTCCTTCACTGTGGTTGCAAGTGACATAAATATCTCCTTCGTTACCGATTAATTCTTTCATCTGACGAATGAATTCTTCGTCTGACCAGTTATCTGTAAAACTCATTTCCTGCGATACCATGGAAGGTTGATAGCTGATTTCATCGCTTTATTTGCTTCAAGCCACATTTTGGAATCACCAATAAATCTGGCTATTACTGCTTTGTTCTGTGCTGCACGAAGCATCTGGTGATTGATGGCTATTTCATTGCGCATAACGCCTCCAGTTGTTTCTTTGCTGCTCTGATTAATTGTTTAACTCGGCGTGATAATTCAGATTCGTGCGGGTAGAAAGCGGACATGACGCCGCTACCCGCGAGCTGAAAGTGCATCATGGGTAACTCCTTATATTTGATTGCATAACGAAAATGCCTCTCGTGAAGCATTATTGGTATGCGGTAAAGCCGCGCTCAGGCGGCTTTGATAGTCATATCATCTGAATCAAATATTCCAGATGTGTCGATATCGGTAATTCTTATTCCTTCGCTACCATCCATTGGAGGCCATCCTTCCTGACCATTTCCATCATTCCAGTCGAACTCACACACAACACCATATGCATTTAAGTCGCTTGAAATTGCTATAAGCAGAGCATGTTGCGCTAGCATGATTAATACAGCATTTAATACAGAGCCGTGTTTTTTGAGTCTGTATTCAGAGTCTGACCAGAAATTATTAATCTGGTGAAGTTTTTCCTCTGTCATTACGTCATGGTCGATTTCAATTTCTATTGATGCTTTCCAGTCGTAATCAATGATGTATTTTTTGATGTTTGACATCTGTTCATATCCTCATAGATAAAAAATTGCCCTCACATCGGAGGGCAAAGAAGATTTCCAATAATCAGAACAAGTCGGCTCCTGTTTAGTTACGAGCGACATTGCTCACATAGCAGACTCGTAAATCTGCTATAGGCGCTTATTCGCACCGCATGACAACATCAAATTTTTCGAGATTACTTTGTCGCAACAATCACTCTTCTACGCGGTCAGCTTTTCTATAATTATCAAATTCGAAATGTTTAATTACTTCTTTCGTTTCTCGCTCTATAACTTCAACGATGTATTTCTTATTCATTACTCATCACCTATGGCTTTTTTGATAGCTTCGAGAGCCTTATTAACAGCTCCATACCATTCTGGATATGTTGTCGTTGTTCTATTTTTGGATTGCTTAAGTAATAACTGAAGTGCTTCGAGAAGGTCAGGTGCTGCCGCTATTAGATTGGCATCTTCAATACATTGAACTTCCTCACAGATTGCAATATACGAACGCCAGCCTGCGCCATTTTCAAGTGAGTCTGCCTGGATGATTTTAATCTCATTGCCATCCATCATTATTTCCCACTTACCTTCAGTACCTTTAAATTCCATGTTAGCCTCTGTTGTTTATGCCAAAAATAAAGGCCACCATCAGGCAGCCTTGTTATTCTGTTTACCAAGTTCTCTGGCAATCATTGCCGTCGTTCGCATTGCCCATTTATCGACATATTTCCCATCCTCCATTACAGGAAACATTTCTTCAGGCTTAACCATGCATTCCGATTGCAGCTTGCATCCATTGCATCGTTTGAATTGTCCACACCATTGATTTGTATCAATAGTCGTAGTCATACGGATAATCCTGGTATTGTTCCATCACATCCTGCGGATGCTCTTCGAACTCTTCAAATTCTTCTTCCATATATCACCTCAAATAAGTGGTTTGCCGCGAAAAAGTAAAACAAGGATACTCACTTCTATTTGTCATCGTGTAAGCGACGCAGGTTATTAACTCGCGGCCAGTAATATTTTGGCTTGGCACGAGATCCGGGTCTTGGACCTACACAAACTATATAGCTCTCTTCTTTCCTCGGAAGGCCAGGTGCATCTAGCAGACGGCCTAGTTCGAATTTTTTTACGTTGACACCAGGAGGAATCACCTCGACGATAAACCCGATTTTTACCTTCGTTACACCGTTTGATGAGCTTGACCATTTAACTTCATCGTTCAATTTGAACTTCATCATTAACCTCAATCGTAATAATCTTCACCAATAGCTTTGCTAATTGCTGACAGTGCTTTCGATACTTCATCAGGATAATGGTCATTCCAGCTTTGCTTGTATGCCTTGTTTAGCATCGCTTGCAGAGCTTCAAGCAAATCAGGAGCTGCCTCCATCAATCTCAAATCACCACGATGTATGGTTGTATCGTCAAACGTGACATAAACACCATCATCGTTGAATCCAGTGCCAACAACACTCCACGGCCTTTTCATTCTTTCTACGGTCATATCCACCTCTGTTGTTTATGCCAAAAATAAAGGCCGATTATGCGGCCTTATCTACATTCCTGAACCAAACGCAGATCGGACCGTCTTCTGTATCGTGAATCGAACCGACAAACCATCCTTCTCCATCTGGCATGCTTGGCTCCCATCCACTGATGTTTGGATTCCCATCTTCAAAATACGCGTCAATTACCGTTTGATTGTTGTCGTTTCCCATTTCAACAATTGATGATTCAATGCCATGCTGCTTGCAGAAAGATCTGAACTCATCAGCTGAAATTACCTCTCTATCCCCAAACAGGTTGGCGTATTCTGGGTGCGTCCAGTAGCCATCCTCGCTTCGCTCTACTACTAATGCTTCCATATATCACCTCAAATAAGTGGTTTGCTGCCTAATTTCATTTTCTGGCGACCAACACAAGTCACACCCATTTCACTGCGTGGCTTGCGGTAGTAAATACGGTTCTGTTTACTCTCGACTTCTTCTGCCTTCTTACAGCGAAGGCTTCCGAGTGATGCTGCTTTATCTGCTCTGACGCAACCAGAGAGCTTTAGCGCAATTTTTCGCGCCAGTCGCTGCTCTTGCATTGCCTGTTCACGTTGAGCCTGTCTGCGTGCTCTGCGGCGATTTCTGGCGTTATCGTCAGCCAGATATGTAATGACTACTGTCATGTTGACCTCCGGGTAGGTGCACATCCTTTTGTGTCGATGATTATTTGTTTTTGCGTTGCCACATCCAGTCATCTACTTCAGACCAGATAGTGAAACCGAAGCCGATGGCGAATGTGTTAACTAAACCACCGAGAATTGGGTTGGTCATGATGTCTAACATTTTCTGTTCCTCAGATGATTAGCTTTGGTGGTGTGGTAGGTGGGAGACCCATTTCGACCCGCTTCGTCCGACTTCAATTCGGCAATAGTCCCGCAGGCCTCGCCGCTTTACGTGCGACATATTCCCGTCCATGAACCCTTCACCACACCCCAAAGCCAACTACTCTTTGGTTCCCGCATTTCGGCGGGACAATCCCATCAATGTTAAAGAGCCTGCCAATCTGTTCCGTTTGGCTACCAGCGTCCTGCTGATGGCTTAAATTTAAGATCTCTTTAATTAATGGTCAAGAGTATTTTTGAAGAAAACTTAAATTTTCTTTCGTAACTTAAGTTTGGCTTTGATTTTTAAAGGAAATAAAAAAAAGGGGCGAATGCCCCCTTATGGAAGGTTTGCTAGTTTTGCATCGACAACTACGCCGATGATTTTGCAGTTTCCGTTGATCTCGATCATCGGATATTGTGGGTTAAGTGGTTTTAGAAACTTCCTGCCTGCATCAATAACTAACTTCTTGAAAGTTGCCTCGTTTTCTCCTTCGAGCTTTGCAACTACCAGTTTCCCGTTACGCGGCTCTACTTCAGGATCGACGAGTATTATCATTCCTTCAGGGATACTGAGACCGGCCGGAGCCGTCATTGAGTCTCCCTTCACGTCCAACCAAAACGAATCTTCTGAACAGTCTACGGTTGTATCGTACCAGTTATCTATTGCACGCTTATGATATGGTTCCACAGCTTCCATCCAGCATCCTGCGCTCACCCAGCTAATCAGAGGGTATGACCCTCTTGGATCATGCCTACTGTGATAGGCAATGTTTGAAAGACTTTCCTCTCCTTTCATCAGATAGTCAGGGGAACACTTCAACGCATTAGCCAGGGCGAGAAGATTCTCTCCATTTGGCTCTGTCTCAGAGCGTTCCCACTGAGATATGGCAACATTAGACACGCCGACCATCTTTCCAAGTGCGGCCTGCCTGATCTTGAGTTCTTTTCTCCGAGCGCGAATGCGCTCTCCCATCAATTGAGTTTTCATAGTTAAGACATCTTAAATAAACTTGACTTAAGATTCCTTTAGTGGATAATTTAAGTGTTCTTTAATTTCGGAGCGAGTCTATGTACAAGAAAGATGTTATCGACCACTTCGGAACCCAGCGTGCTGTAGCTAAAGCGTTAGGCATTAGCGACGCAGCAGTCTCTCAGTGGAAGGAAGTCATCCCAGAGAAAGACGCCTATCGACTGGAAGTCGTTACAGCTGGCGCCCTGAAGTATCAAGAAAGCGCTTACCGCAAAGCGGCATAAGCAAATTGCTCTTTAACAGTCATGGTCCTCATTCCCGCCGAAATGCGGGAATACAACGCGCATAAGTTGATGCGCATAACTTCTTATTTGTTAAGGAAATACTTACATATGGAACTTACAAGTACTCGCAAGAAAGCGAATGCAATTACAAGCAACATCCTGAATCGAATTGCTGTACGTGGTCAGCGAAAGGTTGCCGACGCGTTAGGGATTAATGAATCGCAAATTTCGCGATGGAAAGACAGCTTCATCCCCAAAATGGGAATGCTTCTTGCTGTTCTTGAATGGGGTGTCGTCGACGACGACATGGCTCGATTGGCACGACAAGTTGCTTCGATTCTCACCAATAAAAAACGCCCGGCGGCAACCGAGCGTTCTGAACAAATCCAGATGGAATTCTGAGGGAATTACTGGATCAATCCACAGGAGTCATTATGACAAATACAGCAAAAATACTCAACTTCGGCAGAGGTAACTTTGCCGAACAGGAGCGTAATGTGGCAGATCTCGATGATGGTTACGCCAGACTATCAAATATGCTGATTGAGGCTTATTCAGGCGCAGATCTGACCAAGCGACAGTTTAAAGTGCTGCTTGCCATTCTGCGTAAAACCTATGGGTGGAATAAACCAATGGACAGAATCACCGATTCTCAACTTAGCGAGATTACAAAGTTACCCGTCAAACGGTGCAATGAAGCCAAGTTAGAACTCGTCAGAATGAATATTATCAAGCAGCAAGGCGGCATGTTTGGACCAAATAAAAACATCTCAGAATGGTGCATCCCTCAAAACGAGGGAGGTTCTCCTAAAATGAGGGACATCCCTCAAAACGAGGGAAAATCCCCTAAAACGAGGGATAAAACATCCCTCAAATTAGGGGATTGCTATCCCTCAAAACAGGGGGACACAAAAGACACTATTACAAAAGAAAAAAGAAAAGATTATTCGTCCGAGAATTCTGGCGAATCCTCTGACCAGCCAGAAAACGATCTTTCTGTGGTTAAACCGGATGCTGCAATTCAGAGCGGCAGCAAGTGGGGAACAGCAGAAGACCTGACCGCCGCAGAGTGGATGTTTGACATGGTGAAGACCATCGCACCATCAGCCAGAAAACCGAATTTTGCAGGGTGGGCTAACGATATCCGCCTGATGCGTGAACGTGACGGACGTAACCACCGCGACATGTGCGTGCTGTTCCGCTGGGCATGCCAGGACAACTTCTGGTCCGGTAACGTGCTAAGTCCGGCCAAACTCCGCGACAAGTGGACCCAGCTCGAAATCAACCGTAACAAGCAACAGGCTGGCGTGACAGCTGGAAAACCAAAACTCGACCTGACAAACACTGACTGGATTTACGGGGTGGATTTATGAAAAACATCGCCGCACAGATGGTTAACTTTGACCGTGAGCAGATGCGTCGGATCGCCAACAACATGCCGGAACAGTAC